AAACGCCCAGGCCGACATGATGCAGTCGGGAGCCGCCGCCTCCGGCACACAGACTAATGTTAATGTCGGCGGAGCCAGCTTAGAAATAAATGGCATTAAATATCCACTAGCTCAATTACCTACCATAAATACCGCCAAATCCCCCCACACTGTGCCTCCCAGGGTGGGGGGAGCCCACTTTCACAAAGAGACACGGCCCGTGGATTGGCCGGAAGTGGACCAATTGGAAACCGATTATGGCAACCGGCTAAAAAGTGATTGGGAAGAGTTTAGGGAGCGGGTATTCACAATATTAAAGCTCAGCGAATTCAAATCAGCAAAAGAAATACTCCCCCCGGAGGAAATTTTCCAGTTCACGGAAGAGCAGCGGGAGAAAATTTTAGAGGCTTTAAAAAACTACATTGGCGAATACGACTGGCAGAACACCGACGGCCCCATAAAATGGTATTACGGCCAAGCTTACAGCGCCGGCTTAATTCAAGCCGCAAAACTGATCGGCAAGGAGCGCCCGATCCTGGATATCATCCAGAACAGCCAAATCTTTAATGAATTAAGCAAAAACGGTTTTAAGCTGGTTAAAAACAATGCCACCAAAGCAATTATTGAAAGAATCTTACCGGAGATAGAGGCGCAAGTCCTCGCCGGTGAGAACCCGCGGCATGTCGCCGCCAGGTTAAAAAAATTGTTCGGCGACCAGAATTCCAACTGGGAACGGCTGGCGCGCTCTGAGATGACCATGTCAGCGGAGCGGGCCAAACTGGATGAATGGAAAGCTTGGGAGGTAAAGCTGGTGGAGTTTACCCCCGTACCGGATGCTTGCACAATTTGTATAGCTTTAGCGGGAGATTATGAGATAGAAAAATGTCCCGTACCGGTTGCAGATACGCATCCCAATTGCCGGTGCTCAATCAGACCGGCGGAGAGCGAAACATAAAACATGTAAAGGAGGATTATATGCCTGGAAAAGCGAAGAGGAAAAAACAAACAACCCCGCTCACCATCAGCAATAAAAGTAACCGTGAGCTTGGGGATACAACGCAGAAACAGGGTCACAGACCCCAGGGTCACGGACCCCAGGGTCACCATAACATAATTACCCTGCGGGACGGAGCCGCAACACGAGTGTTTTTTGATGAGCATGGTAAAGAACTGGGATCGGAAAAATGTTAAACGGTGTCACGGACACGAAAGCCGCAAAGACATTAGGATTAAAAGCGATGGGGGTGGGGAAACCCGCCACCGATGAGCAGCTTGTCCAGATCAATAAATATGCCCTGGTGGCATTGAAGGCGGAGCAAGTCTATGTCAGGCGGCTGCTCATGGCGCATAACGGTATCGACCGGGATACCGAGCGTTTTAATGAAGCCCTGCTGGATAATTTTGCCACCACCTTGCCCGGCAAAAACTTCTTTGCCGACGGACACCCGTCTTTCTGGTCGGATCGGACGGGGCCGGGGGAGGGATTGTTTTTTAGCGCCTCCACCGAAGAGATGACCCCGGAGCGATTCAAGGAAATCACGTCCGAGACCATAAAGCTTCCCGAAGGAGCGAGCAATGCTAAGGTCCTGTGGAGCGATATGTATCTCCTTAAACTTGAAAGCAACAAGGACATGTTGGCTAAACTTGATGCCGGCATTTACCGCTTTATAAGTATTGGCTTTAAAGCGCCATATACGCCGGTGACTGACGATAAGGGCAATACCTTGTACGGTGAATATCGGGAGAATGGAGAAGCCCGGGAGGGTTCCTTGGTCTGGCTGGGGGCGCAGCCCGGCGCTAGCGTAACCAAAAACGCAAAAACAGAGGACAATTTAAATAACCATGGAGGGCAGAAGAAAATGAAAGAGATTTTACAGAAGTTATCGAAACTCTTCAAGAAGACACTGAATGAAGAGAATGCAGTGGAAGAAATTACTGCTGTTGTGGCGGAAAAAGACACTGAGATCGAACGCCTGAAACCCAAGGCCGCCGACGGCGAAGCCTGGCGCAAAAGCTTAGTTGAGGAGGCCGTTAAATTCGGCACGCTTATCGGTGAGATCTCCGACAACACAGAGAAGCAGAAAACGGAGAGTGACTTTATCGCCGGCTGGCCGATCGAGCGGATCAAAGAGTTGCGGGATAAATATGAGACCCGGGCGCGGGAAAAATGTCCCGACAAATTCACTTTCAAGAGCAAGGATGAGACCGACCGGCAGAAACAGGGCAAAGAAGGTGAGCACAAAGCCGCCAGCCTGAAAACCGGACGGAAAGATTATAGCAACCCGGTCAATAACGAACTGTTCGCCACCATCGGCAAGTAACACAACATATAGACAGATGTCCTGCTCATCACCCTTTGGACACCACAACATATAGACAAACTTCGAAATGGAGGATTAAGAAATGTCAGTAAAAGTTAGGGACGGATTAGAAAAAATCCGTACCATAAAATATTCCCACAGCAGCACCACAACTAAAGACGTTATCTATTTTTTGAACGGCCTGGTCATGCTGGCGGTAAATACCGCCCTGGCCAATGCGGTCAACATATTTGTTATTGCCGGGCTGATTGAATACGCCAAGGTATCCGCTCAGGCTTGGACGGCCGGGGCTCTAATCTACTGGGATGATACCAACAGCAATTTTACCACGGTTGCCGCCGGTAACACACTGGTCGGTATTGCGGCCCAGGATGCCGCGAACCCCACCTCCACCGGCTATGTGATTCTGATGCCGGAATTGACCGCGGGAGTCCGGAAACAAACCGTAGCAATTCCTTTATCGGCGCTCACCGCAAACACATCCGTTTACGTGGGCTGCTTAGCGGCCGGGCGGGCCATTAAAGTCACCAGGATCAGCATCGCCGTATATACCAAGCCCGCTGACGCCGATGGTGATTGCACCCTGAAGGTGGAGAATTATGACGCTTCGGCGTCTGCGGCTGACAATCTGTTAAGCGCCGCCACTTTCGATTTGGAAGGGATTACCACCGCCAAAGTGGCCCAGGATTTGACCTTGACGTCAACCACCGCTGACCTGATTCTGGCCGCCGCCGATTATATCTATGCCACATTAATCAACAACAGCGCCGCCATTGATACCAACATGGCCGGTGGCGTTCTGGTAATCGAGTTCGAGGTCCTATAGAGACAAACAACAAAGGGGCGGTTCCTAAGGGGCCGCCCGCAAACCTATATTAGGAAAGGAGAAAAAGAAGATGCTCATTAATGTTCCCGGGGTTGCCAAGACTCTAAGGCTGTTCACCAAAGAAACCTGTGATCTGCTGGCAGGTATGGATATCGAAGAGCGCCGGAAAAAACTGGCGGGGGTGCTCACTGCATTTTTCCAGAATAAAATGCCTACTTCCCCGCCGGCGGTAGAGATCGCCAAATCTATCGGCGTGGATCTAGAGTTGGTCCAGAAAGTGCTGCAAGCCGCATTCGCCAAGGGTATGACCGGCCCCTCCGATGCGCCCGATGTCATGAACCGCAACCAGCCCGTAACGGCAGCGGTATTTTATCCCGGTGTTATCGATCCGCTGACTGATTTCGGGTTTGAGGATATTTTTGACCTGATTGATATGCGGAATGCCGGCCAAATATCTTTTGACATAATTGATGTCACCAACGCCATAACCTTCGCCGAAGTCAAGACCGGCGAACCCATGAAGGTCTACGGGATAACCACCGGTAAATCTACCGTTGAAAAAATGATCGTTGCCGCAGCCATAGGGATTCTGGATGACTGGATCAATTACGCCCAGTATTGGAATTTGAACCAGGCCGCCATTGAAGCCAAAAGTAAATACTACAGCAAAATGGCGACCGATCATTATGCCCTGATGGTCGCCATTACCAGCGACCAGAATCAGGCCTTCGCTACTGATGATATTACCACCATAAACAATGCCTGTGCTGCGATCCTGGCGGATTGCGAAGCCAAGGGCTACAACATTACCGGCAATGAAACGTTTTTCCTGAAAGCGCATGTCGCCTTGAAAGCCCGCATTGAAAAAGCCCTCACGCTGACTTTCAATTCCTATTCGGAAACGCAGGTGGTATTCAATGTCTCCCGCGCTTATACCACAAAAATTGCCAGCTCCACCTATTATGTTGGCTTATCGGGACGTAAATCCAAGCGAGGCGTCTGGAGTGACTTGACCGCCGAAACCGACAGAAACATTCTGCTGCGCGGGACGGATGTAGCATATTGCGGGGAATACAACGCCGCTATCGGCGAGGAAGATCAAATCCGCCGCTGCTCCTTGAGCTAGAGATAATTTGAAATGGCCTACAGCACCTTGGCGGACCTAAAAAGGGTATTGCCCAGCGAGCGGCTTGAGACGCTTACTGATGATCCAGAATTGGGACAAATTGATGAGGATGTCATCACGGAAGCGATTGCCCAGGCTGACAGCGAAATAGACACCTATCTAGGGGGGCGCTATGACGTCCCCCTGACAACTGTGCCGAACATTATCAGGCGCTGCTCGGGCGATATAGCGATCTACATCCTCTATAAACGCTTGGTGGAAGAAATTCCTGACGCCAGACGAGGCGCTTATAAGGATGCCTTGAGAGTCCTGGAAAGAATTAATGCCGGTAAACTGTCGTTACCGGAGGTGACGGCCCCTGGCGATATTGCCTTCGGCGTTCTGGTCACCAGCCATTTTGGGGATGACGATGCTTGATCTCAAGTTAACGATAGAAGGCGACAAAATTATTATCGAGAAACTGGACCGCTTCGCCAAAACAATACCCAAGGCTATCCAGCGCGGATTGACCAGGGTGGTTAAGTCGGGGCATCGGGAAGCATACGCAAAACTATCCGGGCTGAAGCGACCTCCGGGTC